AACTTGGGTTAGATAAAATTGAATTTAGTCGAGTAGCTGATGCTAAATGTATTATGATAGACCACGCTAGCCATCTGTATATTACGGATAATTATGTTGTGACACACAATACCGCAATCGCAGAAGGTCTAGCGTTTAATATTGTGCAAGGCAATGTTCCTAAGTTCCTGCAAGAATACGAAGTTTATAACTTAGATATTAGCAGCATGCTTGCAGGCAGCAAGTATCGTGGTGATTTTGAGGAACGTCTTAAACTAGTGCTTTCAGGCTTGTCCAAGAAAGGTAAAACTATTATGTTCGTTGACGAAGCGCATATGATGAACGGCGCTGGCGCCGGTGGGTCTGATAAGTCTAACGATCTTGCAAACATGCTTAAACCAGCGTTGTCTAAAGGAAACTTGAAAGTAATAGCGTCAACAACATGGGAAGAATATCGCAAGTATTTCGAAAAAGACCGGGCACTGATGCGTAGATTCCAACGGGTAACTGTTGACGAACCAAGTGCAGAAATTACCAAAGAAATTCTTCATGGACTCAAGAAGTACTACGAGGAATATCACTCGACTACGATTACAGACGAAGCAATTAACTCCGCTGTTCAGTTGAGTATAAAATATCAACCTGACAAAAAGTTGCCTGACAAAGCAATTGATTTAATTGATGTTGCGTGTTCTCGTTTCAACCTGAAGCCTGAAGGTACAGAGCGTGTTGTTGCAACGGACGAAATCCAGTACGAGCTTGCTAAAATGGTAGACTTGCCTGTTGAGAACGTAGCTGAAAAAGAAACTGCTGGCCTTAAGAATCTTGAGAGCAACATGAAATCAGAAGTTTACGGGCAGGACCAGGCAATTGAAAATATTGTTGATAAAATCCTTGTCGCTCAAGCCGGTCTCAAGTCTGCGAACAAGCCCATTGGTAGCTTTGTGTTTATGGGGCCGACAGGTACAGGAAAAACTGAGACAGCTAAACAACTGTCTATTCAACTAGGTGTCGAACTCATAAGAATTGATATGAGCGAGTATCAGGAGAAGCACAGTGTTAGTAAGTTGATCGGTTCTCCTCCAGGGTACGTTGGTTTCGACGACAACGCAGGTGTGTTGATTACTAAGTTACAAGAGAGTCCAAACTGTGTATTGCTGCTAGATGAGATTGAAAAAGCGCATCCGGACGTAGCAAACATCCTGTTGCAGATTATGGACAATGGAAAAATTACAGGTTCCAACGGCAAGGAGGCTGATGCTCGCAACTGCGTATTAATTCTTACTACTAACCTCGGCGCAAAAGATGCTGAAAAGAACTCAATTGGGTTTACAGACGACGACGAAGGAGACGAATACGACAGTTCAGCGTTTAATGAATTCTTTGCTCCAGAATTCCGCAATAGACTCGACGGTACTATTACGTTTAGCAAGCTAGGCAAGCCTGTTATGTTGAAGATTGTCGGCAAGTTCCTTATGGAATTGAAGGGGATGGTTGAGGCAAAAGGCGTTACTATTGAAGTTACTGACGAAGCACTAGATTACTTAGTAGACAAAGGGTTCAATCCTAAAATGGGGGCTCGTCCTTTACAACGAGTTATTGACAACGACATTAAGCGATCGCTTTCTCGGCTATTGTTATTTGGAGATCTTAAGAACGGTGGTTCAGTAACAATTGACGCTGTTAATGGCCAGATTGTTCTGAAAACAGAGTTGGAGGAAACTGTTGAAGAAGTTTGAAACAACCAAACTATTCTACGACCAGTATATGTATAAGCTGGTCGTATACAATCCTTTTGGTCATATATTCCGGCAGAAGAATTTATCTTCTGCAAAAACTTTTATAGACACGCTGCAAACTCAATTCTTGGAGAATAAGCCATTAGAAATAACAACAAGGTATAGGAGATATTCTGTAAGAGTTGAACTATTCTTAGAGGTCAAGAAACTCTATGAAGCGTTTGAAAAGCAAACAGCTTACAAGTTACGCATCGAGAACACAACGTTGTCGATCTATAGTAATAACTTAGCATGGCTTAAACAACTAGCAAGACTAGTAGAATCACCGAGAGGACTGTGGCAGCCAAGAAAAGAAGCAGAGGATATACTAAGAGAAGCAAACGTAATAGTAACAAGGAACCGCAACGAGTACCAATACCTGGTTAGGCTAGCCAAGGCCTCGCAAGCTCAGCCTGGGCTTGCTGACTGGATTCGTAATAACCCAGACAAAGCCAAGGCCGGGCAAAAAGCGTTAAGAAGAATTGACAGGACGACATGGGGGCACGGCGCTGTATCTTTTTACGTTCGTGACGAAAGGATTTTGCATTTAATTAGTCTTATGGTTGACAAGATAAACAGGGTGGACAAACTAGTATACGTAGAAGATGCAAAGTAGATAAATAACTGTATGTCAGCAAATAGCCAACTTATATTAAGTCATCAAGTACATCCTGGAGACAGCACGGTAGAAACCATCGTCGGAGATCAAGTAAAGGGCGATGGCTTCTATGGCCGCAGTGACGGAATCCATACTGTACAATACTCATTAACTGAGTTTGTTGGCTCCGTAATAATCGAAGCAACCCTTGCTAGTGAACCAGTTACTAATGACTGGTTTCCTGTCTATGAAACAAATTATCCCGAAACAGGTGCTGAGCCAATTACTACAAGTAAAATTTCAAATTTTACAGGTAATTACGTGTGGGTTCGAGCAAAGATTATATACACTGACGGCGTAGTTAATAGCATTTTGCTCAACCACTAAGGCAGAAACATGGAACATTTCGTAAGCATTATATTAGCAGACTACGAGTTAGAAGAACACTTAGTTGAGAGTATCTTAGACTCTGCAAAAGTCGGATTACTAGAAAGTGAAACGCTTTACGAAACGTTTATAACTGACAACGAAGAGCAGGTCATGCGAGTTGAACTTCCAAGACAGCTCACTGAGAAAGAATCCGACGAGTTTGCAGAGAGCCTAGCCCATAAGTTATTTGAAATGGGCTATGCTAATTTTGACATAGAAGTTTCCACAGAAGATAACGAACAGCTACCATTTGACATTGTAGAAGATCTTCATATTTTTATGAAAAACGATCTTATGTTTTATCGAAGAGTATACTACCCTACGTTAAGTAGGGTCGCAACAGCAATTAAACAGAAGAAAAGAGTATCGTTCTCTAGTCTAGTAGAGCCAATGATTAATAAAGCATTGGAAGTATATTGCAAAAAATACGACATACCCCAGTCAGTTCAAAAGAGGTTTACACAATCTCAACGAGAAGATCTAGTTAGTCGGATTCAACAAGAAGAGACTCCAAATGTTCAGGATGGAGAATATTAATGTTACTTAGACAACTATTTGAATCAGCTAAAAAAACCGCAGTGTTTGCATTCGGTCGTATGAATCCGCCAACAATTGGTCATAAAAAATTAGTAGATAAAATTAAAAGCTTACCAGGGGACCCATACGTATTTTTAAGCCAAACACAAAAACCTAAAACCGATCCGCTGGACTTTGCTACTAAGGTTAAGTTTGCACAGCAGTTCTTTCCTGGCGTTACCGTCGGAGACCAGAACGTTCGCACAATAATTCAGGCATTGCAGAAGTTAGACAACATGGGGTACGACAACATTATCTATGTTGCAGGGTCTGATCGTGTTGATAGTTTTGAAGAACTACTAAACAAATACAACGGTGTTGAGTACAACTTTAATAGTATTAAGATTGTAAACGCAGGCAGCCGGGACCCAGACAAAGACGGTGCAGAAGGCATGAGCGCAAGCAAGATGCGAGAAGCAGCGGCAACTGGCAACCTAGAAGCATTTACACAAGGCGTGCCTGACCCTCGGCTTGCAGAAAAGATGTTTACAGCAGTGCGTAACGGCATGGGCGTAAAAGACCCAGTAGCAGCTGAAGAGCAGGATTCAGCTAATTCGTACACACAAGAAGCAGCCTACGAAGGCAACGTAGGTATTATGGAGTTAATGAGTTTCTTCAGTAAAGCCAAAGACAACAACCCCGAGTTAGTATCAAAAGTCAAGCAATTAATAAAACAAAAGAAAGATGCAGAAGTTTGGAAGATTATACAACACTACACCAACACAAAGCTCAAAGGCGTTGAGTTTAACGAGAGCATTACTAATATGCTCGTACAAGAAACAGACAAGATTAGAGCAGACTTAAAGATAGCTAGCAAGAGCAGGCTAATTACTCACGAAATAGCAGCTCTACTACTAGATGCTAGAAAAAGAATAACAGAACTCGAAATGTTATGCGGCAAGAAGTAAGTATGAACGAAATTGAACGAATTAAACAATTGGCTGGGGTAAACGAATTTAACGGCTATACTGTATATAGCCCCAAATCACTGGTTGACCAAAGTGCAGTTGCCGCTAAGCTAAAACAAGTCGAAGAAGAAAATAGTTTCGGGCCGGGAACTCCGGAATGGTTTGACTTATGGTTCAAATCTTGCAACAATCTAGACAACGTGCCTTCTTTTAGGGGGCGCAAGAAATGAAAATGCACGAAGTTACGGAATCAGTTGGCAGAGTTGTTAAAGGCGTAAATACCACGCAAGACGTCGACGCAGACGAAGTAAAGACTCAAGCAGCAAAATTTGGCAACAACGTAGACAAAGATGGCAGGCCAGAGAAGCTAGCCACTAACGGAAAGGGCGCAAAGAAGTGAAACTAGTTGACATAGATGAAAATATTACAAACGAGCTAAAAATTGAGAAGCCCGATGAAGGCGACACGCTGGGGATTCCTCGCAAGAAGATGCCACAGATTAAAGAGCATGACTACCCTGAGTTTCTCGAGTACCTTAAAGACAACGGTGTTAATATCACACGCGACAGAGTTCCAGCAAGGCAATTAAAACCTATACAAAAAGAATTCAGTGACAAAGGTGTGTTAAAAGCATTAATGTTACGAAAGAACGAAAAGCCTGTTATTGCAAGTTCAGACAACTATATCATCGACGGGCACCACAGATGGTTAGGAGCCGTAAACACCCGAGCAACTGTTAGTACAATTCGTGCTGACATTCCGGTCCGCAAGCTATTAGCATTAGTACACGCATTTCCTAAGACTTACTATAAAGACATTTACGACATTGCACCTGTTGAGACTCCTAAGCCGCAAACTGAATCAGCAACTGCTGGAGCTACAAGTGCAGGCGCTGTCGCAGCTATTGCGAACCCAAAAGGCAAGAAAAAGAATAAGTCCGGGGTGTACAATCCGGACGGTACAATGAAAAATGCGTTAGACGTCGATAACAATATTATGGGCAGCAAGCCTGTAAAACGATAAATAAGAATATTAGGAGCTGAATGTCATATGGCTAAGAACAAGAAGGTAAACGAGAATCTAGCAAACGCAGCGGCGTCTGCAGAGGCAGATCACGAACTGCAAATGGCTAGATCGCAACTGTACAAGATTGCACAGTATTCAATCAAGCTGCACGAAATGATGAAACAAGTAACAGACCCAAACGGCATCGAGGCCTGGCAGGCTGCGAAGATTACTAAAGCTGCCGACTATATGGGCGCTGTATATCACGATCTAGAATACAAGATAAAGTTTGAGCAGGAAGGTGGCGAACTAGGGGCAGCCGCTCCTGGAGAAATTGCAGTTGGTGAAACTAAGAAATACGGTAAGATGAAAGAAACTAACGACCCTTACGTTAGGAAATTGCGAAACCAGTTAAAGCTAAAAGAAAAAGCAGTGGCGGAACAGGCACAATCAGACACCACAAACGAAGCTCCTTACCGAAGAAGCAGACCAAGCAGGTTCCCAACAGGCAATATAGGAGACACTGCTAAGCAAACGTTCAAACGCCGAGAAATGGATGCTGAACTAGGCGACGAAGAAGCAGAAATAAAAAGAAAAATAGCTGCAAAAAAAGACCTAGAAGCAGGACCATGGTACATTGCATTTGACGGCAAGGTCTGGAAGAAGAACGGGCAACCTGTAGAGTTTAACGGCAAGGAACACGCGAGAAAAACAGGGTTAAAGCTAATGAAGAAAATGCCAGAAAAAGACATAAAAATTACATGGAATCCGGACTACTCGGGCGACAAATAAAGGCACACTTATGAGCGACGATATTCGACAATACATTCACTTAGTAGAAACGTACATAACACAGCCTAAGGTGCTGAACATAGAACTAACACCTTACGACTTTAGTACGTTAATGAAAGAATACCGAGCTACAGACCCAACTTACAATAAGATTGGCAATAACGCAATGGCTGCTTTTTACACCGAAGTGGAACGTGAGGATTTTAAGCAGTTCCTGCGTAAGAACAACGTAAAGTTTTCAGAAGTAGACGACGAGTATAAAGATGGACTTTCATAAATTACAACACATGCTAAATGAAATCGAACCAAGCGACCGTAACAGAGACATCGAGCTACTACGTCGCGCTGCTCAAGGGAACAACGACAGAGCCACTAAGCAAGAGATATCAGAAAGCACGCCATCAGTTGCTCGGGTAGATCAAGAGCCTCTTACTGAAGCTGCACAGATGGCTGCCCTTGCTGGTATACCGGTGTCAGAAAGTCAGAAGAAAGGAAAAGCCGGACAGCTAAAGGGCCGAGACAAGGTTTCTAAATCAAATACTTCTAGAAGTGGAGAGCAGAAAAATGTCACTCGGGGCAAGCTAGTAGGTAGTATAGATAACAATGAAGAAGTTGAAGAGGGAGAAAAGTGGGATCAATTTAAGAAGGGATTCAAAAACCCCGGTAGCGCCAGCCAAGTTGCAGCCGCCGCTAAAAAAGTATTTACTCCGGGAAAGGGTAGTAAGAGCAGTAGTAAAAGTAGTAAAAGTAGTAAAAGTAGTACCCGAGGTAGCTCTGACCTTCCTCCAAAACTTTCTCAGAGTCTTGCGAAGTATTCTACTGCTTTGAGCAATATATCTCGGAACCCAGATCTAAAAAAACAGTTTCAAGAACTAATGAAGGCAGCTGACCCTAATTTACAATTAGAGGCATATCTTGAAAGCAAAAAAAAGTACTCTAACTCTGAGAATAAAACAATATTAGAAACAACTGCAACACCTAGTAATAAAGACTCCATTAAAGCAGAACTATTCCGTAGATTAAACCAAACTAAGTAATATGCAGTTAGCTAATCTTAATAATAGGTTCGAAGCTAATCCGTATCTAACAGTTCCTATACCTTACAACAAGCTACAAACTCTTCCTTTTAAGGACTTCGACAAAGACGGTTATGAAGTTCCAACTAAACTCGAATACTTGCATTACGTTGTAAACGGAGTAGACCTTAATCGAGAAATACAGTATCACATTGCCCCTGTTAAACCTTGGTATGTTGACGTAGAAGATTCGGAGATAGGCCTGGTCCTAGACCACTGTATGCTATTATGCAGGTATGCATTTGCAGGTACAGCAAGACAACAAATACAAGAAGCAGCAAAAAAACGCCCTATCCTTAACAAACTATTAAGTATTAAGCCCAAGTGGGGCATTGACTTTTCTCTAGATTACGTAGACTATGACATTTGTATGGAAGTAATGCACGTTGAGCAAGACTTCGACAACCTTAAAGATGCGGAACTTGCAAAAGAAAAATTAGAACACATCATCGAAACCACAGACTGGAATCTCGGAGTCCAGGAACTGCTGGCTTGTAAAGAAGATTGGATTAATCTATCCAGTGACGACCAAAGTGATTACAAGGCTCAGTTCTTCGGATGTCATCGGGCTTTTGACAATAAAAAGGTATTTTCCGGTTGACAACCTGATAGAAAAGCCCTATAATAAACAGTAACTTAACACAAAGGAGAGTATATGAGCGATCGTACATACGGTGCTGAAGAAAAAGCAAAACTCGAAAAACTAGTACAAGAAGGTGTAACAGTACTTCAAGAAATCGAAGACCTTAAAGAAGGACTCAAGGACACAGTAAAAGCAACTGCTGAGGAACTTGACATCAAACCTTCTTTAATCAACAAAGCGATCAAAATTGCTAAGAACCGTGACTGGGAACGATACTACGACGAATTCGACGACTTGGAAACTATTGTCACTACTGTTGGCGTGGACAAGTAACATGACTCACACAGATAATAAACCTTATCAGAAACTGGCGTGGTTAGCGACCGGGCTGCTGCTCACTGCTGCTATCCTTTCGTCGTTTAATATATACCCGTACTACGTTGTTGCATTCGTTATTAGCAGCGGATTATGGACGCTAGTTGCTTGCTTGTGGAGGGAGCGCAGTCTAATTGTACTAAACGGCGGCCTTACATTCATTTACATCTTAGGACTGATCTTTTAATGCCTGACCACAAAGACATTCTTGGGAACCAGATAACTGTAGAAGCAGCAGTAGTAGTGCCAGTTAGCAAAAGTTGCTTAGAAGTAGGGATTGTTAGAAAGCTTACTCCCAAGATGATAACAGTTACAATAGTGGGCAAAGCCAGGGGCTGGAGTAAGGGGACTAGACAATTCTACCCGGGCGACGTGCTAGTTATCGAAGACGCAAAAGTTACAATGTACATACTCAAGCAACGAGCACTATAAGTATAGACAGATTCGTTCACTACACGAACAAGCACACGGTAACGTTGACCAACTAACAACGGAGGAGACTTACATGTCAAAAAACAACGAATGGCTCAATGATGCCGCTCACGTTGAACAATGCAACAGCACTCTCGACGTAGCAAAAATAAGACAAGAGGGATACAAATGAGCTACATCGACGCACTATTCGATCGCGATGCTGACATCATTCGAGTCGTCGAAAGATGTGAAGGAGTTCGTAAATTTCAAAATTTCCCAGTAAAGTATACATTCTATCATACCGACCCTAAGGGCAGGTATAAAAGTATCTTTGGAGACCCACTCCAAAGAATAGTTTGTAAAAATACCAAAGAATTCCGCAAAGAAGTAGCAATTAACAAACACAAGAAGTTATTTGAGTCTGACATTAATCCTATCTTCCAGTGTCTTTCTGAAAACTATCTTAACCAGGACGCTCCAAAGCTGAATATTGCGTTCTTTGACATCGAGACTGACTTTGATCCAGAGCGCGGGTTTGCAGACCCGAGCGATCCCTTCATGGGCATAACCAGTATATCTATCTACCTACAGTGGCTAGAGACAATGGTCTGTTTGGCTGTGCCTCCAAAGACACTAACAATGGAGGAAGCTACAGAACTTGTTAGCGATATTCCTAATGTTATGCTATTCCATAAAGAAGCAGACATGCTGGACACGTTCTTAACAGTTATTGAAGACAGTGATGTACTAAGTGGCTGGAACAGCGAAGGGTATGACATACCCTACACAGTAAACCGTGTATCAAGAGTGCTAAGCAAGAACGACACTCGCAGGTTCTGCTTGTGGAATCAACTGCCCAAGCGCAGAGAGTTTGAGCGTTACGGCAAAACTGCTGAAACCTTTGATCTAGTAGGCAGAGTGCACTTGGACAGTTTGCAGCTATACCGCAAGTACACCTATGAAGAACGTCACACTTACAGACTGGATGCTATCGGTGAGATTGAAGTTAACGAGCGCAAGACTCAATACGAAGGAACGTTGGATCAACTTTATAACAATGACTTTAGACTGTTTATTGAATACAACATTCAGGATACTGCATTGCTAGACAAGCTGGACAAGAAGCTGAAGTTTATTGACTTGAGCAATGAACTAGCACACTCGAATACCGTTTTGCTTCAAACTACAATGGGGGCTGTGGCCGTAACCGAGCAAGCAATCATCAACGAAGCGCATCACAGAGGCTTACAGGTGCCAAATCGTACCAAGTACGACGAAGGAGCAACACAAGCAGCAGGTGCATACGTAGCTTTTCCTAAGAAAGGCTTGCACAAGTGGATAGGCTCTATGGACTTAAATTCACTATATCCTAGTGTGATACGCTCACTAAACATGGGGCCGGAAACAATCATAGGGCAGTTACGTCCAGACATGACAGATGCTATGATACACGAAGAAACAACTCTTAAGAAAAAGTCATTCGCCGGGGCATGGGAAGGACGATTCGGCACGTTAGAGTATGACGCAGTGATGGACAAGCGCAAAGACATTGCTATCAACGTAGACTGGGAGGACGGCAGAACTGATGTGTTAAGTGGTGCTGAAATCTATCAGTTGCTTTTCGACAGCCAAATGCCGTGGGTGATTAGTGCTAACGGGACAATATTTACAACAGAGTTTGAAGGTGTTATCCCAGGCATCTTGAAGCGTTGGTATTCAGAACGTAAAGAACTGCAAGCCATGAAGAAGAAGGCCGAGGAAGCCGGCAACGCAACAGAAAAAGCGTTCTGGGACAAGCGGCAGTTGGTAAAGAAGATTAACCTGAACTCGCTGTACGGTGCAATCCTAAACCCAGGTTGTAGATTCTTTGATAAGCGCATTGGACAATCAACCACACTTACAGGCAGACAGATCGTTAAGCACATGTCAGCAGAGGTAAACAAAACAATCACAGGCGAATACGATCATATTGGTAAAGCTGTTATCTATGGTGACAGCGTGACCGGCGAATCAACAATACAACTAGGTGACGGCTCTGAGACAGATATAGCTGATCTATTTAACGGTATTAATTACAAAGTCATACAAGACGGTGGGAAAGAATACGCTATACCTCAAGATGCAGAGTACAACCTAAAGGTCCTAGGTTACAACTCTTACGAAGACGAAGCTGTATTCGCCGGAATCAACTACGTCATGCGTCACAAAACCTCAAAACAACTGTACAAGATAACAATGGAGGACGGGACTTCTGTTACTGTTACTGAAGATCACAGTATAATGGTAGACAGGGCAGGATTCTTGACAGAAGTTAAGCCAGTTGACATTCAAGACGAAGACCTGATTGTTAGTATAGCTTAACTAAGTGCAAAGAAACACGGTCAAGTCAACGGCGTCCGGTAATTGAGGCCATAAGCAAAACAAGCCGAGACTTCTAGAATATTCCTACATTAGTTATATGGGAGGAAGAATGTCTAAATAACCCAACAGAAACAATTAAAAGGTGTGTAGAATGGTTGAACTAAAACGGCAAAAAGTTTCTAAAGTAGAAAAGCTCGATTCAACAGAAGAATACGTATACGACATATCAATAAAGGATCAGGATCCTTTTTTCTTTGCAAACGGGCATCTAGTACACAACACAGACAGTGTTTATTTCTCAGCTTTTCCGATACTGTATGATGACATTCAAAACGGCACTATTGCGTGGGATCACGACAGTGTTGTTAAACTGTACGATCAGATTGCTGCACAAGTAGACACGACTTTTAGTGCATTTGCAGGACGTGCGTTTCATTGTCCGAAATCGAGGTCCGAAGTAATTGCAGCAGGACGAGAAATTGTTGCTAGTTCAGGATTGTTTATCACAAAGAAGCGATATGCTGCACTTGTATACGACGACGAAGGCGAGAGGAAAGATGTAGACGGTTCTGCTGGCAAGGTAAAAGCAATGGGGCTAGATTTGCGCAGAAGCGATACTCCTGTTTACATGCAAGACTTCTTAAAAGAGATTCTATTAATGGTATTGCAGGATGCCCTTAAGGAAGATGTGATAGAGCATATTACCAAGTTCCGCAAAGAGTTTGAAGGCATGCCTGGTTGGGACAAAGGGACACCAAAACGCGCAAATAAGGTAGGACATTATCGCAGGCTAGAAGAAAAGCAAGGCAAGGCTACTATGCCTGGCCACGTCAGAGCGGCGCTCAACTGGAACACCCTCAAGCGGATGAACGGTGATAAGTATTCGCAAGAGATTGTAGACGGTATGAAGTGCATCGTTTGTAAGCTCAAGCAAAATCCGTTAGGATATACTAGTGTTGCTTACCCAACAGACGAGCTACGCTTGCCAGAGTGGTTCAAAGAGCTGCCGTTTGACGGACCCGCAATGGCTGACACCATCATTGACAACAAGCTGAAGAACTTGATAGGCGTGTTAGACTTTGATCTCGAAGACACTAAGCAGCACACAACGTTCAGTTCTTTGTTTGATTTTGGTGATTAGACCTAAATACACAAAGAAAACAGTTGACAGACAGAAACTTATAACATATACTATTAACTATAGTAAAAATATTAACCTTAGAGGAAACGTAAATGAAGGATATCTTGCAAGACATTGTTGCACACACCCACGCACTAGGCTTCTTGACACTAGTTAAAGTTACTAGTGAAGACGACACTATTGTTGAATCAATGGCAGAGGACCGCTCCGTGATTGTTTCTGCAACAACCTATTCTCCAATCGGAGAATTTAAAGGGGTGTTTGGTATGCCAAACTTGGACAAACTTAACTTGCACTTGAAGAACCCAGAGTACAAGGAAAATGCCAAGTTGCAAGTAGTAGAAGCAGAACGGAACGGGGAAACCATTCCTACGCACATACACTTCGAAAACCAGGCTGGTGATTTCCAAAATGATTATCGTTTTATGAACAGAGCAATAATCGAAGAGAAACTCAAAAGTGTTAAGTTTAAAGGAGCAAGCTGGAACGTCACATTCGAACCTAGTATAGCTAGTATCTCGCGTATGAAATTGCAAAGTGCAGCTCACGCAGAAGAACCTGTATTCAACGTAAAGACGGAAAACAGCAATCTTGTGTTCAGTTTTGGTGATGCAGGCAGTCATGCAGGGGAGTTTGTTTTTCAACACGGAGTTGACGGCTCTCTCAAGCACACCTGGAGTTGGCCTGTTGCGCAGGTCCAGGCTATCTTGAACCTGTCTGGAGACATTAACATGAGCATCTCAGACCAAGGCGCAATGAAGATTACCGTAGACAGCGGCATGGCCAAGTACGATTACATCTTGCCAGCGCAATCAAAATAAGGAGGGCTTATGTCTAATCCAGAAGACATTGACCTGAATCATCTTGCAAAGTTATTCGACGCTGCACTAGCGTCAGACAACGAAACAGTGAAAAGAACCTTGCGTAACTTTATGTTGGTTGCTAGCATAGTTGAAGCGGAAGAGGTTACTACAGCTACGCCGTTTGGTGACTTGCTACGTCGAGTAGAAGCCTTAGAAAAGAACCAGGAATACTTAAAAGGTTGGCTCGATCGAGCAACGGGAACTAGCACAACGTACGGCAAAAACTGCTTCACTGATCTTTATGGGTCTACTGGTAAGACTAGTAATACTGGGCATGGAGTCTGGTGGACCTGTCGGGACTGATGTTAACATCGACAGCTAGCTCAACAGCACATACGACATTGAGATGTTTAAAAAGATGATGTACATGGGAGAGATATGAAAAGAAACTTAACAAACGAGCAATTAGACAAGAACGGTGAACTTCAGTACGCCGTGTTTTTGCCGGCACTAAGTGGATTTTACGCTACTTATGTAGGCAAACAACGGTACGGTGAATACGTGTTAAAGTCTCGTATTCCTAAGAACTTTCCCAACGGCATTGAAAGTCTTAACTATCTAAACAAAAATCAAGGACAGTTTCAGTACAAGTGGACACTGTATTCCGCTGGCCACGCCGACTTGGACACGACTAAGCACGTTCCCAAAGAGGATATGATTCGCAACCGTGACAGAGAGAACTCATGGATGCTGGGCGACAGCGGTGGCTTCCAAATTGGTAAGGGAGTATGGGAAGGAGACTGGAAAGATCCGAACTGCCCTAAAGCGCAAAAGAAGCGTGACGGAGTTCTGCGGTGGATGGATGCGTACATGGACTACGGTATGATCCTTGATATCCCAGCGTGGGTAGCACGTTCGCCCGCGGGCGCCGCGGCGACAGGTATCAACAACTATACTGATGCTGTGAACGCAACAAGAATTAATAACGACTACTGGCTTAAGCACAGAACAGGGGCTTGCAAGTTCCTCAACGTATTACAGGGTGAAAACCACGCAGACGCGGAAGACTGGTACGAGCAGATGAAAGATTACTGTGACCCAACTGTATACCCAGACAACCATTTTAATGGATGGTCTATGGGTGGCCAGAACATGTGTGATGTGCATCTCGTGCTTAAACGGCTTGTTACGCTGCGATTTGACGGCCTATTAGAAGAAGGCATTCACGATGTAATGCACTTCCTGGGCACAAGTAAACTGGAGTGGGCAACACTGTTAACAGACGTCCAGAGAGCCGTGCGCAAGTATCATAACCCAAACTTCATGATTACATTTGACTGTGCATCGCCGTTCCTTGCCACTGCTAATGGACAAATTTACATTCAGACAGAAACACCCGACCGTAAAAAGTGGGTGTATAGGATGCAGCCTAGCATCGATAATAAGAAGTATGCAACTGACAGTAGGTTATTCCGTGACGCAGTATTGCAAGACGGTATCTTTAAGAACTTTGACAACTCGCCTATCACAGAAGAACTTGGTGTATCAGATATTTGTATTTACAAGCCAGGTGACCTAAATAAGATCGGCAAAGAAGGCAAAACTAGTTGGGATAGCTTCAGCTATGCAATACAAATGGGCCACAACGTCTGGAGTCATGTAAATGCTGTTCAAGAAGCTAACAGACAGTATGACTTAGGTCACGTGCCAAGGATGTTGGTCGAAGAACGGTTTGACCAAAAGTATTTCCGAGACATTGTTGATGAAATATTCTCAATTAACAATCGGAGTGAAGCAATGGCAATGATTGAAGAACATAGCCGTTATTGGATGACTATTCCCGGTACAAGAGGTGCCGTGGGTAAGAAAACCGTGAACGCCAGTACTTATTTTGACAGCTTGTTTGAAGTAAACAATGCAGGCTCTGAAGAAGTCGAAGAAGACTTTGACGAAGAAGCTGAGCACAACTTGGAGATTTTAGAAGATGAACAACCCTGAAAAAGAAGTGAATCGCATTCCAGAGCTTGAGTTTCAGCACAAAGAGGTTGACGATCTAATCGAAAGGCGCTATAATGAATATGCGCCAGATGCAGAGATTGCATGGCTGAAGATCGAAAGACTCAGACTCGAAGATGAAATTAAACGCATACAGAAACAGGCAAATATAAATGAAGCGTAATTATAACGAAGGCGAATCTGCTGATGTAACATTTTTTGTTGGCACAGAAGTCGAACAAACACCTGCATACGGGGTGCGAACTCTCTTTGTTACAGGATATCAATCTATTACAGAAATTCTAGGCTACGCTAAAAAGAACAACTGTCACCATATATTTTTTGGTGCAAATCACAGTTTCGACCCTGAAGATCCGTCGGAGTGGCAAGATTGGGAAGCTCTGATATTAAAGTGCTTAGAGCGCGACTACTTATGCAGTCTTGACATTCCGATTAGTCAAGCAGAAGTATTTCTAGAAGGACCATTGATTGAGTTTGACAATTTTATTCCGCAACTGCGGGTTCCTGTTCCTTATATTAAGCAATGGAACTACAATACTATGATTAAAATCGACGACCGTGGGTTCAAGGAAACCAATCCGGGGGTATGGTGTCACAGTCTGCATGATCTTATGGGTCGTGAAAAGTTTACAGACTGGAGTAAATATTCGCTTGACAATATCATAAAATAGTTGTATACTTACAGTATAGAAACTAAAAGGAAATCAGATGCTAAAGATTTACGTAGTAGGCTCGCCAGGCACAGGTAAGACAACGATTAGTGCATTAATTAAAAAGATGCTAGGCAGCTTTGGTATCGAAGCCAAAGTTACTTCAGCTCTTCCTGGGGAGTACCCTGCAGGCTTCGACCCTCTTGACAATGTAGAAAATCGCATGGCTAGCATTAAATATCAACTAGAGATGTACGGCGCTGGAATCGAAGTCGAAGAACTCCAAGCCAAAAGAAACGGAGACTTTAATGTCATCTAGTAAAAGTAAATTTATTAAAGTACGCACTAGCTTCGAAGGATTTCATAAATATCCAAACGCAGGCCAGATCGATCCTAGGATACAGTTTCTTGAACACGAGCACCGACATATATTTAACGTAGAGGTGAAACTGTCAGTGGACCACCTAGACAGAGAACTGGAATTTTTCTTAGTTAAGTGGATGTTGCAAGACTTCATAAGAGCAGGAAATCAAGATAATAAATCCTGTGAAATGATTGCTGATGATATACTAGAAAAGCATCTTTTACCGACGTACGGTGAAAGGTACTACGAAATAGTAGTCTCAGAAGACGGGGAGTCAGACGGCATTGTTGAGTACTCCCCTTAATTAAGTATTCATCAACTCGATCTCAAGGCTGTTTTGTCGAGACTGATGTAAGCAAAAACACTGAAAACGGCTGCTCAAACTTTATTAAAAACAAACCACAAACTAAAATTCTAAAGGAATTAAACTTATGACCAGTACCTTCCCTCCAGTCAACCAGATTTTCGAAGACCTGGAAAAATTCCGCGACTTTTGCCGGTACGAAGGCAAGCCGTACGACGAGGCAGACTTGTACAACGGCAGGGCAACTGTTTGGCAAGCTTACCAAAAATACCAAGGCTACCTACGTGCCAAGGCACGCCGCAAGTCACGTCCGAATACTGCTCGGAGTGGCTAATCAGTAGGAAAATCCTTTACTCTGCATAACTTGTTAAGTTCCCAGTAAGCTCGTTTTTCGGGCTTGTCTGGGGCCAAGTTGGTTCCGACGTTGTTGTCTTTACAAAACTCAATTCTATTGCCAAAAATAAGAGTCACGTCTCCGTTAGGAGATATAGCTTCCCAAACATAAGCGTTGGGATTTCTGCTAGCAGTTATATCTTTTTAGGTCTAGAACGATTTGACTGAATAGATCGCTGCTTAGCTTCTTCCAAGCCTATTTCTCGAATCTTCTCAATGTACTCTGTACCAAAATTCTTTTTTAACAGCCGGCGTATTGTATATTGAGAATGTCCTGTGTAGTCAGATGTTGTCTTAATAGTCTTTATGACTCATATGATTATATATCATAAAAGTCTTGACATATAGTCCAATAGAATATATAATAGTTTTAACAATAAGGAGATTACGTGACAATATACCTAGTAGATTTAGAACCCATTGAAACAAGGTACACTAAGCAATGGCAGGAACACTTGCCGGAGCAATTACAAAAGTCTACAACGAAAGACGTTGTTGTTATTTCTGGCCCAGGCGAGCTGCCCTCAAATACCACACCCGGTATGTTTTTAAATTTCTCTGCTACTAACATCTACAAATCTGCACAAATGCAAAAGATTGCAGAGTTATTTTCGAGCAATAAAGTAAAAGACGGCGACTACTTCTTGTATACAGATGCATGGAACCCAACTGTAATACAATTAAAGTACATGACTGAGTTGTTAGGAATTAACATTAAGATTGGTGGGCTTTGGCACGCTGGTAGCTACGATAAATGGGACGGCCTAGGAAGGCTAATTGGTAACAAGCCTTGGGTAAGATACGCTGAAAAGTCGATGTACCAAGTATATGACCATAACTTCTTTGCTACTGAGTTTCACGGACAGATGTTCTGTGAAGCAATTATTAATGACAACGAAGCATTTGGGTACGACGACAAGATTGTACGCACAGGTTGGCCCATGGAGTACCTGGAAGAAAAGCTGAAAAAGTTTAGGGGACAAGACAAAGAGAACCTTATACTGTTCCCACATCGTATTGCACCAGAGAAACAAGTTGAGATTTTCCGAGACCTAGCAAAAGAAATGCCCGAATACAAGTTTGTAGTGTGTCAGGACCGAGAGCTAACCAAAGACGAATACCATTCGTTGCTGGGCAGAGCAAAACTTGTATTCAGTGCTAACTTACAAGAAACGCTGGGCATTAGCTGGTATGAAGGTACACTCGTGGATGCTATTCCTATGGTTCCTAACCGCCTCAGCTACACAGAAATGGCACTAGAAGAATTCAAGTATCCGAGTGAATGGACTACTGACTTTGATGCTTATGTTGAGCACAAAGAACTAGTAAAGAGCAAAATCGTTGACTATGTAGAGAACTACAACAGTTATGCTAACCTTGTGAAAAAGCAAGCCGACGATCTGAGCAGCAATTATTTTGGTGGGGACAACCTATATGGCAAAATTAGAACGGGGTAATAACAGCAGCTTGCCTAATTTCCTTCCGGAGCATACTACAACGGGGTCCGGATATGTTTCTACAACAAGAATAGGTGATTTTACGTTTCAAGACCCTAGCAACGACTTTGTTATCGACGGCGATTTTAAAGTGAATGGCCGGGACATCTTGAAAGAGATTGACGACATGCGTGACATGCTGTTATTGCTAAAACGTGACGTAGACATGGAAGCAAAATATCCCAAGTTAAAAGAGCTGAAAGAAGAATACAAACGTGCCCTAGAAAAGTATAAGACGTTTGAAGCAGTGAAAGGAAACAAAAAATGATAGATGCAGTTTCAAGTGACGGTTCAATGATGGTGTTTAATAACAGCTATTCTCCGTATTCGTCTGCACCAAACTATACTGGTAGAGAACTAGACGGCGATGTACGAATGAACGACGGAAACCTAGAAGTATACTCAGGCGGTAGCTGGATGAATATACGAGCGTCTGTTGATATTCAAATGACGCCTGAGAACCAGGAAGTGTTACAATGGGCTCGGAAGAAAATGGCTGAAGAACAGAAACTAAAAGAATTATGTGAAAAGTATCCTGGGCTTAAACGAGCAAAGGAAAAATACGAAACTATAAAGGCGCTAGTAGAAAAATGACTAAGGTAGAATACTACACATGGCAGGACGTTGAAACTGCCGCAAATGCAATCATTCATCAAATGTACGAAAGTAACTGGCGGCCAGACTACATTGTCGGCATTACTAGAGGCGGCCTGCCGCTGGCTACAATCATCAGCAATCAGCTAGACGTGCCTATGCATGCCCTTGGCGTTAGTTTCCGGGACAGTGAAATGGGTCCAGAAAGCAACTGCTGGATGGCCGAAGATGCTTTCGGTTACGTACAAAAAGTAGAAGGAAAGACCCCACTAACCACAGGTTGTCGGTGGGACGTTAACAGTCGTAAAAAGATCTTAGTCGTCGATGACATCAATGACGCGGGCAGAACATTTAACTGGATTAAAGAAGATTGGCAAAGTAGCTGTTTCCCCAATGAGATATACGCATGGGAAACTGTCTGGGGTAAGAATGTACGCTTTGCTACTATGACAGAAAACATGTCGTCAGAGTTTCACGGAGTACAATACACCTGGAGGGAAGTTAATAAAGCAGAAGAAGATGTTTGGCTCATTTATCCTTGGGAACGAGGAGCATTGCTGCGAGGGAGCTCTAAATGACATACGAAGAAATCCCGTGGACTGACGTAGTAATGCGATGTACCAAGTATACAGTGTTCGAAGACCAGCACCCCGTAACAGAAGGACACTTACTGTTTGTGCCTAAGGAATTCACTTGGGATTGCCTAGCAGACTGCTACAAAGCTGCTTATGCCTGGGGGCATGGATGGGTTGAAGACGAGTATTGCGACTCGTACAACATCGGACAAAACGTAGGAGTCGAAGCAGGTCAAACTGTAGAGTGGCCTCACGTACATCTAATTCCCCGAAGGAAAGGTGATGTGGAAGATCCAAGTGGCGGAGTCCGTGCTGTTGTTTCTGGTAAACAACAATACTAGTAAGTTGTTGAAAGGTTGACAAAAACCTAAATACATAGTACAATTAATGTAGCGTATTTACTGAAATCAGTCTTTCATAACTCGGAGAACGAATGAAAAAATCAGAAGAAATTAGAAATAGATTAGAAGACGACAACAAAAGATTTTGGGCGGGTGACAATATCTCAGATTACTTAGGGGTCGGTGATATATCGGAACTCGTTGACGAAGCAACACTGGCTTTTGAAAATGTACTTGACGCATTGGTGATTGATCGAATCAATGATCCTAACAGCAAAGACACAGCTAAGCGATTAGCTAAAATGTATTTTACTGAGATCATGGCAGGTCGTTACGAAGCTCGCCCGGGCGCAACTGCGTTTCCAAATAACGGCGACGATCGTTACGAAGGCATGCTTGTGGTACGCTCTGAAATTAGGAGTATGTGCTCTCATCACCACCAGCCAGTAACCGGCGTAGCATACATTGGAATTCTTGCCGCTGAAGAACTAATTGGGCTGAGCAAGTACACACGCATTGCCCATTGGTGTGCGAGACGCGGCACTTTACAAGAAGAGCTTGCGAACGAAATCACACGTGAGATAATGAAAGCAACGAAGTCTAACAACGTTGCAGTACACATCGGAGCAGAACACGGATGCTGCACCAATCGAGGCATTATGGCTACAAGTTCTTTGACACAAACTACTGTACTCAAAGGCGCATTTAAAGACGACCAAGGCACAAAGAAAGAGTTTTTTGATAATATTAAACTACAACAGTCGTCGGGCGGGAAAGGTGTTTATTAAAGTAGTATACAATGCATTTAGTAAAGGAATTAAGCAATAATGAAACTTAAATATTCAGAAGCATTTTATTCAATACAAGGCGAAGGAGCATTTGTAGGTGTGCCTAGTGTATTCCTACGCACCTTTGGATGCAATTTCCGTTGTAGAAATTTCGGACTAGAACGCGGGACTCCTGCGGCTAAGTACAATCCTGAGGTTAAAGAGCTAATAGCAAGCGATCGTCTCAACAACATTGAAAAGTTTGAAGACTTGCCTGTCATCCACACAGGTTGTGACACTTACGCCAGCATCTATCCTGAATTTAAGAAGTATATGATGGACAGAGACGTTGACGAAGTAGTCGAGCACCTGTTAAGTCTCACACCAGAAGGCAGGTGGACTATGGACAATGGCCAAGATATTCACTTGATTCTCACAGGTGGCGAGCCGATGATTAGGCAAAAGTTTTGGGTTGAGTTGTTTGAGCATCCTGGCATGCTGGACCTCAAGAACGTTACTATCGAAACCAACGGTACTCAACCAATTAAGAAAGAATTTGCAGAAGTAATGGCAAAGCGTCCGCGTGTAAAAGTAACGTGGAGTTGTTCGCCTAAGCTCACCGTGTCAGGCGAAGCGTGGAAAGAAGCAATTAAGCCCGAAGTAGTAGCAGCGTATCAGTACAGTTTACCAGATAGTGACATGTACCTCAAGTTTGTTGTAGCCGACGAAATTGACGTAGAAGAAGTACATCAAGCCGTAAGAGAGTATCGTGCAGTAGGCGTAGAATGCTTAGTGTACCTCATGCCACTAGGTGGTCGCAGTGAAGAGTACGAAATGAACGAAAAACGAGTAGCAGAGATCGCAATGCAACAAGGATGGAGGTTCTCGCCGAGAATGCACATCGCACTGTTTGGCAATGCCTGGTCTACGTAACCTAAAAAGTGTCCCATTTATTACAAAAAAGATAAATAATTTTAAGTAATAAATGGGACACTTATGACTAATCCAATTAACAAATATAGTAAGGAAGAGTTTTTACACAAAGTAA